GTAACTAATGGCGATTAATAGAGCACAACTCGTAAAAGAGCTTGTTCCCGGCCTTCACGCTCTCTTTGGCTTGGAATATGATCGATACGCCGCCGAGTACGAAGACATCTTCGACACTGAAAGTTCAGAACGAGCTTTTGAGGAAGAAGTAATGTTGACGGGTTTTGGTGAAGCACCGGTTAAAAGCGAAGGTAGCAATGTAACATATGACACTGCACAAGAGTCATATACTGCACGTTACTCGCATGAAACCATTGCGTTGGCGTTTTCACTGACTGAGGAAGCTATCGAAGATAATCTCTACGATACCCTTTCTTCTCGTTACACTCGCGCACTTGCGCGATCTATGATGCAGACTAAAAACATCAAAGGTGCTAACATTCTGAACAATGCGTTCAGTACTAGCTTCCTAGGTGGTGACGGTAAGGAGCTTTGTGCTACTGACCATCCGACTGTATCTAACCAAACTCAGTCTAATGAGCTGTCTACAGCTTCAGACCTTAACGAAACTTCATTGGAGCAAGCCTTAATTGATATTGCTGCTTTTGAAGATGAGCGTGGTCTGAAGATTAATGCACAGGCTCGTAAGCTGATTATTCCTTCTTCACTCCAGTTTGTAGCAGATCGTCTGCTTAACACTCCGGGACGAGTTGGAACAGCTGACAATGATATCAACGCTATCCGAAACATGGGAATGGTCCCTGAAGGTTACGTTGTGAATCATTTCTTGACGGATACTGATGCTTTCTTTTTGAAAACTGACGTTCCTAATGGACTGAAGCACTTTGTTCGTACTCCTGTATCAACTAACATGGAAGGTGATTTTGAAACCGGAAATGTTCGTTATAAAGCGAGAGAACGATATAGCTTTGGCTTTAGTGACTGGCGTGGTATTTTCGGATCCCCCGGCGCTTAATTGAGAGGGGGGGTATACCCCCCTTTTATTTTCTGGGTATAATGAGTTTTAGTAACTGTCCCAGCAGACGTTACGAAGATACTAAAACGAATCCTTTCGTAAAGAGGTGAACACCATGGCACAAACTACTTTTTCTGGTCCCGTTAAATCCTTAGCTGGTTTTATCACCGCAGGCGTAAACAGCACAGTCAGCCTTGCCGCAGACACTACACTTACTGTAGCGGCGCATGCAGGCAAAATCATTTTGTTAAATGACGCAGACGGTAAGTTTACCTTGCCAGCTATTAACGTCACTACCCCTAACGATCCAACGGCTCCGAGTCAAGCAAACAATACGGGCGCTTCGTTTTTCTTTTATGTAGAAACCGCAGCAACCGATCTTGATATCTTGACTGACGGCACTGACAAGTTTGTTGGCGCTGCAATGGTTGCCGTAGATGACGGCGCGAAGAAAGCATTTATTCCTGCAGCATCTAACGATGTTATAACCCTAAACGGATCTACGAAAGGCGGTCTTGTGGGTAGTGTTGTTCAGGTAACTGCTATTGACTCTGCTACTTATTTAGTGCACAACACGTTATTGCTAGGCTCTGGAACGATTGTTACGCCTTTTGCTGACGCTTAATTAACTTAGGAGAATAACTATGGCTGATGCAGTCTCAACGACTACCATCTCCGACGGTCTCCATCGTGCAGTTATTCAAATTACTAACCTTTCGGACGGCACTGGTGAAAGTGCCGTTACGAAAGTTGATGTAAGTGGTCTAAGTGCGAAAGCGGATGGAACTGCGTGTTCTGGTGTTACCATAGAAAGAATAGCTCATTCAATAACTGGGTTTACCCAAGTTCAGTTATTGTGGGATGCTACCACCGATACTATTGCTATCTCTTTAGCGGAAGCAAGTAACGGCCATATGGACTTTAGCGACTTTGGAGGATTAGTTAATACTTCGGGAAGTGGTAAAACTGGGGATATAAACTTAACCACTTTAGGAGCCGCCGCGAACGATACTTATGTGATTGTTTTAAATCTATTGAAGCACTATTAATATGGCGACTTCAGGGACTAGAGACTTTAGTTTAAATGCAGCCACTGCAATTGAGGAAGCGTTTGAATTAGCAGGACTTGAATATCGTACCGGATACGATGGTGTTACGGCTAGACGGTCTATGAACATTATGTTTGCAGATTGGTCTAACCGTGGCATTCAGCTTTGGGAAGTTGAGCAAGTATCTCTTACCTTGACTGAAGGTCAAGTTTCCTATCCGTTAAACGAGTACGATATCGACATTTTAGATGCTGTTATTCGTAGAACCACTAACGGACAGCAAACTGATTTTCAAATGGATCGGATTGATCGCAATGAGTATTTAAATATTCCGAATAAAAATACTCAGGCTCGATGTACCCAATACTATGTTGAACGAACAATAACTCCTACGTTATATGTTTGGCCAGCTCCTGAAAATTCAACAGATATCTTACTTTCTTCTCGATGGAAAAGAATTCAAGATATTGATGCTGCAGTGAATGACGTAGATATCCCTAGTCGATTTATGCCTTGTTTGGTGTCTGGGTTAGCGTTTTATTTAGCGTTAAAAAAGAATCCTGAAAAAGCTCAATTACTTGGTGGACTTTACGAGCAAAATCTTGTAAGTGCTATGAAATACGATGAAGATCGATCTTCGGTACATTTAGTTCCTCAACGTAGTTATGTCTGATGGCATATGCATCAGGAAAGTTTTCATACGGAGTCTGTGATAGGTGCGGCTTTAGAATCCCGTATTTAAAAATGCGAATGGAGTGGACAGGTTTTAAGGTTTGTTCAGAATGTTATGAGCCTAAAAGTCCTCAGTTAGAGCCTACATACCATTTAACTGACCCTCAAGCATTGAGACAAGCTAGACCAGAGATCCCGTTACCCCAAGCTCAGTTAGGACTAGTTAGAACTACAGGTCCTCAAACAGTAACCGATACTGGGGTTGATATAGGAGGACCGTCTCCGACTACAGCAGACCCTATAGGAACTGCTTTTGAAGGTGTTTTTGCAACAGGTGAAATCGGAACCGTAACGGTGGTGAACTCATGAGTTTTACTTACGCACAATTAAAAACAACTATTCAAGATTACTGTGAAGTTTCTGAGTCAACTTTTACGGCTAATCTTCCGGTATTTATTCAAGAAGCTGAAGAACGGATTTTAAAAGCGGTAGAACTACCTGTTTTTCGTAAAAACGTAACAGGTACAGCAGAAGGGGGAAACCCTTATTTATCGATGCCGACTGATTTTTTAGCTCCATTAAGTCTTGCCGTAATTGATTCTAGTGTGTATACCTATCTATTATTTAAACACGTTTCGTTTATGCGGGATTATTCTCCGAACCCTACTGTAACTGGGCTTCCGTTGTATTTTTCACAATTTGATGATACGACTTTTTTCCTAGCACCTACTCCTAATCAACCAAGTGTTGGAGTTAATTACACTTTTGAACTACATTATAAGTATCGACCAGATTCATTAACAGCTGGTGCAGATTCAGGAACAACATGGCTATCTATTAACGCACCTAACTCAATACTATACGGATCACTGATTGAGGCGGTAAACTTCCTAAAAGCCCCAGAAGAACTTGCTAATTATGAGCAAAGATTCCAAGAATCATTATTAGGGCTTAATAAGCTTGGCGAAGGCTATGGCATGCGGGACGAATACCGTTATGATATCTCGAGGACTGGATAATGTTTAATGTTGCTGTTGAAACAACTGTAGGTCAGGTAAATGTTCAAACTACTTGTAATAGAGGTTTTACTTCAGAAGAGATTGCTTCAAACGCTGTAACTAAGATAATCAGTATTAGTGAAACAGCGGATCCTGTGATAAAAGCTCAGGCTGAAGCGTTTAAAGAGCGTATGTATTGGGTAATCGTAGCTGCGTGTGATCAAGCAATAAAAAGTGATAGAACAACGCTATACAATTTATTTAAATCAAACGGTCATGCGGATATGGCTGAAATATTGAGGACTTTATAATGGCTATTTCTACAGCAATGTGTACTTCTTTTAAGAAAGAATTATTAGAAGCAAAACATAATTTTCTAGCCTCTGGGGGCAATAGTTTTAAATTAGCTTTGTACACGTCTAGTGCAACTTTATCGGCGGCAACTACTGCATATAGCGCGACTAATGAAACCTCTGGAACTGGTTATTCTGCAGGCGGCGCGGCATTAACTAATATAAACCCCACTAGTTCTGGTACAACTGGATTCACTGATTTTGATGATTTAACTTTTAGTAGTTCTACTATCACAGCAAATGGCGCACTAATTTATAACGACACCGCAAGCGGGGATCCTGCGGTATGCTCTTTAGCTTTCGGTGGGGACAAAACGTCTACCTCGGGTGATTTTACGATTCAATTCCCAACAGCAGACGCTAGTAACGCAATTATAAGAATCGCATAGGATTATCATGTGGCCGATGTCACCGTTGCATTTCAAGGATGGAATAGTTCATCCCACGGCTGGGGCGAAGGCCCTTGGGGTGAGGGTGTTGCCCTTCCGGGCGCAGTTG